TCATGCTAGATTCGTTCGCGACACCATAACGGACCCATCCGACTACAACGATGATGCTCTTGTGAAGACTCTGCTTTTCGTGTAATGGATCGTTTGTAAGGATATTGGGATCGGGGCACCTCAATGCGAGGCGAGCAAGCCAAGGAGTGATCGCGTTCACCATCATGTCTGCGTCGATTACACAGCGTATTGCACTGGCGGATTGTAGTTATGGGAGTGAATTCAATCCTCGTTTGAGCCTTTTCTTGCTCACTCACAAAGTACATTGTGCGGAGTGATGACTTGATGAAATGTGGCTGATACCGAAGTGATAACATCATGCACCATTGTTGCCCTGCTTCTCTGTCCGTGTATAGTAGGACTGGATCGAGCTTCCTCTCTCCTAGATTGAGCTGACACGATTCTTCACCTCTATAGGGATCGAAAGGAGGCTCTCAAGTTGTCATGGGTATCAAAGGACTGAACGCTGTCATTGCAGATAATGCGCCCAATGCGATCAAGGCTCTCGAAATCAAAGCATTCTTCGGTCGGAAGGTTGCAATCGATGCTTCTATGAGTCTTTATCAGTTCCTTATCGCTGTTCGTCAACAAGATGGACAACAATTGCAAAATGAAACAGGAGAAACAACCAGTCATCTCATGGGAATGTTCTACCGTACTTTGCGAATCGTTGACAACGGAATTAAACCTTTATATGTCTTCGATGGTGCACCGCCGAAGCTGAAATCTGGGGAGCTGGCAAAGCGGATCGCACGAAATGCTCAAGCGAGCGCCGATGTTGCTGAAGCCAAGGAGACAGGTACAGCGGAAGATGTCGATAAATTTAGCAGAAGGACAGTACGTGTTACGAAGCAGCACAACGAGGAGGCAAAATTGCTTCTTAAGTTAATGGGAATACCATATGTTGAAGCACCATGTGAGGCCGAAGCCTGTTGTGCACAGCTAGCCAAGGAGGGAAAGGTCTATGCGGCTGCGTCAGAGGACATGGACACCTTGTGCTTTAG